CTGAACATATTGTTCTTTAGAAAGCCTGTTTCTCCGTATTCAGCAGCTCCTGCATTATGACGAGTCTGACAAAAGTTATCAAATTCGTGAGCAAGATCGTTAATGACTTCAGCATCATTCTTTTCCGAAGCGTCGCTCATTGAAAGCCCTCTTTTCTGCATATACTTCGTTTACATTAATACCTAGCATACCCACAAGTAGGAGCCAGTAGTGAAATACATCTACCAGCTCTTCTGCAAGCAAAGGCTTAGCTTCATCGAGAGTCTTAGATCCACGCTGAATCTTCTTTAGAAGATCAGCCACTTCTCCTGCTTCTCCTATAAGACCTAAAACCATGACGGTTAGGTTATTCTGCATTCCATCGCCAAACCAACGTACGCTATCATCGCGCATCTGGTCGAGCATTTCTTGCATATTTATATTTTCAGTCATACTTTACCTTTCTATAGACTATATTAATAGACTCAAATGGACTTTATCTAGGGATCAGATTAAGAAATTCTGATCGAGCATTGTTGCCGTTATCTAGGAATACTCCGCGCATAGCTGAGGTGATTGTAAGAGTACCAGGAGTCTGAACACCTCGTAAAGACATGCAAAGATGTTCACCCTTCATGACTACAGCTACTCCTCGAGGTTCGAGATGAAAGTCGAGGTAGTCCGCAATTTGAGAAGTTAGTTCTTCTTGTACTTGTGGACGACGCATAAAGTATTTTACAGTACGAGGTAGTTTACTTAATCCTGCAAGCTTACGACGAGGAATATAAGCTATATGACACTTACCGAAGAAAGGAATCAAATGATGAGCACAGATAGATGCATATGGAATATCGGTTACAATAACCATCTCTTGAGGTCCGTCAGCTTCGAAAGTAGTAAACTCAAACTCTTCTGCTGTAGTAAGCTCTCGCATCATCTTTGCCCAACGCTTAGGAGTGTCTTGCATATCCGCGCGTAGAAAGTCATTCATCATAACTCTGCCGAGAATATCCTTAACATCTTCCTTTCTTATGGCATCGGCGGGATGATTACCTAATTCAATCCACTCTGACATTATACTCCTTGCTTTTCTGGATCCCAGATATATTTATGAACTTGGACATTTAACTTCCAAGGTAGTTTATGAAATAAAACATAATCGATTACTTCTTGATCAGTAATCTTACTCCACACTGCTCCTACGTAGAACTCAGTATGCGCTCCTAGCGAGGTTAGACGCTCATAGACCTCTTTAGCTTCATTAAGGTCGTCGTTACTAGCTACTACGAACTTAATAGCGCTATCACCGTTTAACTGTAAAGAATTAGCATGACGATTAGCTAATTGAGTTTCGCCTTCACCTGAACCCATAAGCTTCCAGTCCATAATAAAGCTAATATAATTAATAGCCCATTGTGGATAGATGAATGATCCGTTAGAGAAACATTCAATACTGAAGTTGGGGTGCAATGCGGTTAAAAACTCTTCCAATTTATCATTAGGTTGCAGGAAAGGCTCTCCACCTGTGAGACAGAGATTCCAAGCACCTGTAGCTAATGCTTTATCTAAACAAGCCTGAGCTAGTTCGCCAGGACTCTGCTTATAAGAGTTACCTGCTTTCATATAAATACTAGGCTCGATAGCGTGCTGAGTGTCACAAGGCCACAGGGGGCATCGCATATTACAACCAGCGAATCGAACGAACTGTGTCATAATACCAGTCTTAGGTCCTTCACCCTGAACAGAGATATAATGTTCAACGAGACGTAGTTCAGCCATTATCTTTCCATTCTGTATAGTAAGCGACGCTCGTAGGTGTTTCCCATACAGCTACTTCATACAAGCGAAGATCTGAACCGAAAGTACTTTCAATACGTGTGCGTAGCTGATTCCAGCTCCAGCGAGCAATGTTCTCTGCTGTAGGCATGTAAGGAAAGATAATGTAGTTCCAATTTTGTTCATAAGCACGCAGATCCATCATATCGCGAATGATAGTATCATTACACCATACGATGAAGCCATGATCTAATACGTCATGAATCTCTTCGTTCATAATCTTCTTAAGATCGCCGAAGTCTACAAGCATACCATGATCTGTACGAGAAGGATTATTAATGATAGGTCCTTCACAGGTTACACGGACCTTATACCGGTGTCCATGTGGATTTTTACATTTACTACCGTGAGTACTTACTCGATGTCCAGCATCGAATTCGATTTCTTTGCTAATAGTTATCATGCCTGCTCCTCGTATACTTCTGTATTGTTAACATATTCAGTGTTATCTGCCACGTTAGCTAAAAACAAAGCTTCGCGACGCTCATAACATGTACCACAGGTACCGCAATGAATCTCTCCTCCCTTATAGCAAGACCAGGTCTTCGTAAAATCTACTCCATGATTATTTCCAATAGTAGCAATTTCTGCCTTAGTACTATTCACAAATGGAGCCATAATACGAAAGCCAGGAGTAGAAAACTCTTCTGTACCAAGACGCATAGCTTCTGACATCTGATGAATAAACTCTGGGCGACAATCTGGATAGATACGATGATCACCAGAGTGTACACCAGTAGCTACATAGTCTGCTCCCCATGAAACAGCAATACCTGTGGCGATGGATAACATAATGGCATTACGATTAGCTACTACAGTAACTTTCATCGTATCCCAAGTGTAGTGACCATCTGGAACAGAGATGTCATCTGTAAGAGCTGAACCCTTAAGAAGACTACCTACATTAGTAAGATCTACTTCTGCCCACTGAGCGCCGAGATCTTCAGCGCACTGCTTAGCGAAAGCTAGTTCTTTGGAGTGTCGTTGACCGTAATTAAACGATATTAGATATAGGTCATCTTGAGCTGCAAGCATATGAGCCAACGTAACGCTGTCCATACCTCCGCTAACAATTACAACGCCTCTTGCCATTATTTACTTCCCTCCATATTTAATTGGTGTATAACGAATCGATCGACCATGAGTAACTCCAGTAATGAGCCCACGCTCTTCTAGAGTATGCATAATCAAGTCTGCATCTCTCTTAGTCAAATGATAATTCTGCATAAGAGTACTACGTAGAATATTAGGAGTCCTACAGATCGCCTTATAGACGTTGTCGATAAGTCGTTCTTGCGTAGTAAGACCAATATTTCTAATAATCTGAATAGCATAGTCGCGCCATTTATTGACATACGAAATAGCTTTAATCAGATCTTTTTCTGTTACAGTTACATTAGTGGAGTGTACTCCTCTAGAGGCTGCTATTAGAACTGCCGCTTTAAGACCGCTCTTAGCGAGACGGTCCATCATAGGCATTAGAATTTCAGGCATAGTAGATTTGATACCTAGATCTACTAGATCGTTCTCTAGTTTATTATATCGCGCCCAAGCGGCCTCATTCAACTGGGCCTCAAAGCGCGGTAGAGTAGTTACTAGATGTCCACTCACATTAACAGTCTGTTGCATAGTAACAGAAGAATATAAAGACTTAAACTTATCCATAATAACTACTCGATCTCCTGTGGATCTGATAGTAGGAGGGCCTAGAGGCATCATCTTACTTTGATCTGAAAGAGCTGTTACGAATATAAATCGAGGTAGAAATCCTGAGGCTACATGTTCAAACTGAAGTAGTTGTTCGATTTTAGAACGAATACCACCAGCATGAATAATAAGAATAGGATCTTTGACTTCAATAATATCCTTACGCAGTACACGCTTTTGATATTTACCGTCATAGAGCTTAGTAAGCGTTTCAGCCATACCAGCCATATAGTCTTTCTTGGTCATCGCCTCGAGCAGTCCCGAGAACTCATCTCGGAGAAAGACCGAGGGTCTGTTAGGTCTAAGGGACAAAGACGAAAACAGACCCTCGATCGATCCGTCTGTTGCGAGGACGCAATCAGAATCAATATCTACAAGCATGTCCATAGCAATGTCCATAGCTGTAGTTTTACGTGTTAATGTAGTGTCTGCAAGAAGCATAAACCACAAATTAGGTGTAACGAGACCAAAAGAAGTAGGTAGCTTTATAGCACCACTTAAAAGAGAGGATAGAATGATAAACGCGCCCGCTTCATGATATTGCCAAGCAGCATCACCTAGGGACTTAGCCCATTCGACGTATTCTTCTACAAGAGTAATATCTGCATCAGCTATATCTTGTTCTTCTGGCGTAAGCAGAGGCTCTGGCTCTTTATCTTGATTAGGCGAAATAATAATAGAATTACGGCTAGAAGTTTTAGAAGAAGCTCTACATACATCGCGCCAAAGTAGCTTATCACTACGACCATCACGCTTATATTTATTACAAGCAGAATCGCGTACGATCAGAAAAACTTCTTCTCTAGAGAGAGCAGATTCGAATAGCATCATCTCTAATTGCCAAAGAGCTTTACTCCAATCACCTGGAGGTGGGATCTGATAGAGTGGCCATACATTAGGGTGCACACGAGTCTTATAATAAGCTAATACAGCGTCACCATCTTCGAAAGGCCATTCTGTGGGATAGTCGAATTCTTCTTTAGAATATTCCTCACTCGCTGGATAGATATCGAAGGTGGCGAGCTCAAGGGGTGTATTATTGACCGATTCAATAACAACTACCGGAGGGGATAGAGTATTGTTATATTTATAGTTATGCGTAAAGGGTACTCGTAGCAACTGAGTAAGATCCCAGCCTGACTTATCTGCACCTTCATCAGCATGGTGATAAGCAATCTTCTTACTGAGGCTTTCTGCTATAGAAGGTTCTATCTCCTCATCTAGTTTCCACAGTCCTTGCCAACGTCCTGGAGAGGACTTAATAACTATTGTGGGTTCTACTAGAAGTTTATCTGGAGAGCATGTATCTAAGTCTGACCACAGTACAGGTGTAATTGTTACTTGTTCTTTCTTTCTCTCATGATCTGAATAGAGCATAGGAGAAAACCAGATATCACAGTCCATAAGACGTCCCGCGATATAATCCATCATAGGATCTATTTCGGCAGGATAAAGAAAAAATTGTTCGCCAAATACACCTTTATTGATTTTACGATGTGCGATACAAATATAGCCTTCATGTTCTTCGAAGACTATTTGAAAGAAGCTTTTTCGCCTAGAGGCAGCTTCAGAGGTATTAACTAGCATATGTCCCTTCAATGCTTAGATTAATGCTTTGGAGGAAAGGCCCTCGAAGACCTTTCCTCCAAAACGAGTTTTACTACGGTAGGAGTGAAGACTTACTCTTACTGGTTGCCGTAGTGGATCCGATCGACTTGATCTTCTTGATGTCATTTACAACGTTACCGTTGTACTCCCGCTGAGCGACTACGATAGCGACATCGCTACCGATAATGTCAGAGATCTCGAAATCGAGTTCGCCGTCCATGTCGTCTTCAGTAAACTGACCAGTCGAGATAAGCAACTGCTTCAAAGTGAAGAGAGTCGTCTCGTGAATAACCGTATTCGTCCAGATCTTACGTCCAGTAAGCTTGTCAGCATCCTGCAACGTAAATTCCCAGTTGATCATCGGAGTACCAGCAGGCAACTTACCGTTACCTGAAGTCTCACGCATTTCACCGCCAGTGATCTTCGCGTCGTAAGTACCAACCGGAAGAGGCTCGTAGTTACTAAGGTTTACATCCTTAAGGTTAATTTTGATACTCATATGCTTTATTCTTTCTGTTGGTTGGATCCGTTGATTTTATTGTAAATCGCCAGCATAGACGGATCTTCCATGACTGGAGGCAGCTTACCACTTCTATCTTTTGCTACTTGCTGATCGGTGCCTTCGCTCAACAAAAATGTGCCGAGGTAACGATCTGTGCTACCTTCGACTTTGATCTTCTTCTTATACATATAAGATACGATATCCATGAATCCAGCTACTTCGTTCTTAAGCTTACCTGTGAGAGAAGGCTTAGTACGTGTAATACCAGTTCGTTCGTCTTTATCTTCCATAACGAGAGCTGTAAGAATTACATTCATCTTTAGATCTCGAAACGCTCGTACAAGCAAACGAATCTGTTCTCCGTTAATTCCCCATTCACGCATACCTGGTACTTCTGGATCGCGCTCTGGATTCTTCTTAACAGCGTCGCGCATAATCTCATCCATACTAAACTTCTGCATCTCAGTAATAGAGTCGAGAATTACAGTCTTATAAAGATTAGGATTATCATACAAAGCTGAGTAGACATTATTCATATCGTCCCAGCTAGTAACTCTAACTACATCCACAGTAGGATAGTCATCTGCGAGAGAAAGAGTTCCTCCTTCGACGTCGATAACTAATACAGGAGACATCTCTGGTACTAGACTTGCAGAACCTGCTAGACGAGTCTTTCCAATACCTGGATCTCCATAGACTAGAATATTCAAATAAGGACTAACATCTGTCACAGGACGAATATTAAGCCCTCCGATTGTCTTAGGAGTTAGTACTAAGTCTTTTAAGTTATCTACCATTATTTACGCTTTCGATATAGTTCTTTAAGGAAGTATTGTGAATCTCCACCATCTTGAGTTGCAAGACAAGGTTGTAAGAACATACAACCGTTACAATTCATAGATGAAGGATTAGGATAAATCAAAGGCTGCTGAATCATTTCAAGAGCCTCTAAAAAGATTCGTCGAGTTTGAGTTTCATATTCTCGAGCAGTGCGACGAACGAAAGTACGACGTACAAATTCTTTACCATTATTATTTAGGTGATCAAGGTAATCAGAATAGATAGCTGGATCTTGACCTAGCTTAGTACAAGCGCTTAAGAATAGTTCTGCAGTAGTATCTGCAGATTTATTCTCGCTTAGCATACCACTCTTAAGAAGTTTAGGTTCCTGTGGAGCCTTCTTGCGAACTTGATTATAAAGAATACCAGATACATCGAGACCTAGAGAATGTTCTACAGCCCAACCGTACGAAGTGCACTGTTCATCTAAAGCTAGCCAGGTAAGATCACCGAACTGAGCAGCTGTCTTGTGGTCGACAATAATATAACGACCTTTTTCATCTTGAGCCAAAAGATCGATACGACCTTGATAAACTACAGGTTGATGATCCCATTTAAGGTTTCCATCTAAGCCTACAAAGCTAAACTCATGAAACCTATTAGCGAGTGAAGAGCGAAAGCCTGCTGGTACAGGAATAGGTACTTCGAATTCAATCTCTGTAGCAATAGGCTTAAAGTTATCATTCTCTGCTGAGTAATAGAAATAGTACTTAAGCATACCTAAGCCCATTTCAAGACGCTCATGATAGTCTTGTTCAAGTTCTACTACGAGTTCTGTCTCTTGACTGCCATTGACTGTCAGCTGCTTAATACGTTGCTTATCAATGATATCGTTAAAAGCTTTGATAGCCAAAGCTTCTTTTACCTGACGATCATCCCAGGTCATAGGATCATAGAACACTTCCATTGCATAATGAAAAGCTGTTCCAAAGTCTAAAGCCTTAGGTAATGTAAGAGGCTCATAATTCTGACGCATCTTACTACCAAAGTCCCAAGCTTGCCTACAACGCTTGAAGTTCATACGATCTGTCGTACGAATAATTTGCATATCTTTTGACTCTCTTTCTTTTTTTTAATGTAAGACTTAGTATAAAGGATTCATATGGACTATCTCACGATGCGCTTTACTTATCACCTAGAAGACTTTTGATCCAGGATAGCTTCATCTCTAACTTTTGATGTCTACCTCGATCGACAGTATCTTTAGCTATGATATCTATTACATGTACAGCGTTCTTCTGACCTATACGATGTAGACGATCTTCAGCTTGTGCATTTAGCGCAGGAGACCAATCACGATCCACGAAAACAATAGTACTAGCGCTATGCAAGGTAATACCAACACCACCAGCAGCAATTGTTCCCAAAAATATTTTTGCCTTGCCCGCTTGGAACTCATCAACAACCTTCCCCCTCTCTGCGTTAGGTGTATCTCCTGTGAGAGATACGTAGCTGATGTCAGCTTTCTTTAATCGCTCGATTGCTATGTTTACAAAACCTTTGAATCTTGTAAAGACCACGATCTGTTCATCAGGATTGTCTTCAATGATCTGCATTAAAGCATCTAACTTAGACGAAGGATCCGAAAGAATAAGTTTATCGGGATGATTCTCATCATCGAAGGTGCCGAACGCTACGGAGAATTGCATTAGCCTAGTTAACTGCGCTATTACCACAGGAGCGACTAATGCTTTTTCTTCGTGCGCACCAATCCAAGCGATCATATGTTCACGCATCGTATTGTATGCTCGTCTTTGCTTCTCTGTAAGTTCCACCTCAATTGTAGAGTAATACTTATCAGGCAAGTCTTTAAGGACATCTTTCTTTAAGCGTCTAACATAGAAAGGTTCTATCTGAGTCATTAGCTTATCTACGTTCTTAGGTCCACTTACTTTATGATAGCCTTGTGGATACTGAACTTCAAACTCGGTATATTCTTGATAGAACTTCCAGTACGACTTAAAAACAGAAGGCTTAAGCCAGTTAAGAACAGACCAAAACTCATAGGGAGCATTTACCACAGGTGTTCCACTAAGAGCCGTTTTATATAATATACCTTTAATTTCTTTGAGTGCTCTAGTCTGTTGCGCTTTTCTATTCTTCATTCTATGGCACTCATCAACTATAACGTGAAGCCATTGTACATCGCGAAGTTCTGGCATTAACCTAAGAGCTTCCCAATGAACTAAAAAGACATGAGCATCTTCGTTTAGAAATCTATCCCAAGTCTCTTTTCGATTCTTTGGATTTATAGTTACGCATTTAAGATCTGTAAAGTCTCTAAAGAAATTAACCCAAGCAGGTAACACCGAAGTAGGTGCTACGATTAAAGTATTACCATCGTACTCTTCACGTAGTAATAGATCAATAGCACCTGCTTCGAATGTTTTACCTGTACCCATCTCGTTAGCGATGAGACGCATCTTAGTTTTCTTTGGGTGAAGCTTTTCGACATCTTCCCGTTGAAAGTCGAATAGATCTAACATTAGCGTTGGATCTTGCCCTCTTTAGTAAGTTGACCGCCACGCTTAAGAGCATTGATGTAATTATCTATTTGTACTTGTGTAGCCTTAGGTAATTTACCATCTACCATATGTGCGCTACGCCACTGACGAAGCATAGTTAACTTTTCAGCTGTAGGCTTGCCTTTCATCGCTAAGCGATACTTTTGCCAGGTAGAGTTATTAACTGCGTGTGCAGTAATATCTTTAACTGAAGTATGTTCTATTGGATGTTCCCAACCGCTCATTTGATACCTTTCTTTTCTATAACTCTATATTACTAGAGTCAAATGGAATAAAGCTAATTTCTAAACTTGCTTCTATTTAGCGATTTCTCTCGCTAGGACTTACTATTACTCTTTATTTTAACTCGGTCTATCTAAGTCTAATGAGACGTAAAATAGCTATTAACGCTCTAAATTGCGCACAGTAGCTTCACCAGCACTAATTTGTGCGTCTGATAGTGAAGTAAAGACTTTCAGCCCTGGACGATCGCTACTTCTGTCAGGAATTGTACCGTCTGGACGAATTTGTACAATCCAACGCTCAGCGAAGTTATGACAGAGCTTAGTAATACATTCAATAACTGCTACATAGCCTTGATGACGTTCTGCAGCTTTCTTACGTGCTACTTCTTTGCCAGGCTGTCCGCACCTCCAACAGCGACAGGCTTCTTCAAAAGTTGTGTCACTCATTTGTTTGATTCCCTTCAATAACGATTGCTTTAAGTAATTCGACATCTTGTTCTAACTTCTTGACAATAGCGTGTAGATCTCTAATCTGCTGTTGTAGTGCCTGTGATACTGTTTGTCTACCTGAAGTAGCTTTAGCATTACGAGGATCTACTAGTTCTTCGAAGGTGGTGAGCTCTGGGGGTGAAATTAAAGCCCAAACAGAATTGGATTTACCTCCGCCTCGACGAAGCTGAGCCACACAGTTCATTTTCTTAAGATTACCCATTACTGATGTATAATAAGGAACCGATAGACCTAGATCCATAAATAGCTTAGTTAAATGACCTCTATACACATTACCTGTAAAACCTTCAGTAGCACGTTCTTCTGTGGAATCCTCTAGCATCTTGTTATAAACAAGCATACAATGTTCGAACAATGCTGACTTAGCTGCGTCTGTCATACTTCTTCTTTCTCTGGTGGGAGTAATGATATTAGACGCTCTCTTACTGCGCGACCACGAGCAATATCATCCACAGCTGATCCGTATGCTAGTAACATATCTTCTGCAGACTCTAAAGTGTGATCTAACATAATATCTGGTTTAGCAATACTATCGTATTCTTCTGTCCAGACATCAATGATATCCGCGATATAACGAGCCTCTTCATTTGATAGGGGTAGATAAATCATGATCACAGTCTAAGAGGCCGACAAGATAAGATATACTTATCCTGCCGGCCTCGACTTGCTATGTGCAAGCCCCTTAGACTAGTTCCCCTCGCTAGCTGAAGAAGCCTTAGCAGCCTTAGCAGCCTTAGCAGCATCGCGCTCAGCCTTGCGAGTATCCTTTTCAGTCCACCACTGGAGAGCAGCATCGAGCTTCAAGATCGTACGACCATCGGTGCTAAGAGAAACAAACTCCTGAAAAGACTTTGAGTTCTTTACGTTACCATAGATAACCTGAGGACGAATATCCTCATTGAACAATTCCTTGATGGCCTTAGTAAAGCCAACAGGAGTAACAAAGCCTTCAGGCAATTCATGCTTCTGCTTCTTGGACTTCTTGGTGGTTACTACTTCTTCTACTACATTTACGTCTGACATTGCTGTCCTTTCTTTTGCTGGAAACGCCTTTACGTTTCTCATTTTTGTAATAACATTATATTATATGATTTAATTGGACCAAATCAATAGTTAGACTATCTTTTTCTGGTGTTCTCTTTTGATTAGAAAGTTATCACAACCTATTAAGCCTATACCACCTAAGATCATAAACGCGATACCAAAGGGAGCGAGCAATAGGGTGATTAATAATAACAGTCCTATAAGAACTAAGGGTGTAGTCCAGAATAAGAATACTAAGGTATCTATTACATATATACTCTTAGTACGTCGAACTACTGTCTTATCTGCCGTAAGCCTTAGAAACGCCTTTCTCTCTTTAGAAGACAGACTATCTAAAAAGGCATCAAGACTTTGCCCTTCGTGTAGCTGCTGACTTAGCTGTTCGAGCCGCGACTGCTGCTGGATGAGTTTTGTTATATGCGGTGAGTGACGCACTAATCTTCGCTTTCGTTGTTGCTGTCTGTACATGACCCTTATGGGGGTGAGCCTTATTAAGTAAAGCGATACTAATACGCTCTCGAGTAATAGCACTCAGGTGATATCCTCCAGGTCGAGCGATATAACCTCTACCTTTACCATAATTTGGACCTTTATATGAAATGCGTCGAAGGGCGCGAGTTTGTCGCATAAAACCTCTATGGTCTAAGCGAAACCTCGCGCCCTTACCTGCAGCCTTCTTCATGCCTTTGGTAGAAAAGGCTCCTTGCTCGCGAACCATAAACGTTCCACCGCGTACTCGCAACTTACCAGAAGTGGTTGAGGAAGCGAGTTTTTCGCGATAACGTCCAAGAAAGCGAGCCATGATGTCCTAACTAGCGTCTACTGTTGCAGAGCTGGTGAGAGTAGTAT